GACTACTGTCGGCCTGTTCAAATTCATGCTGAAGGTGGCTGAGAGCCCCAAGAAGATACATATCCTATCCGGTCTGGATCTAGGTACGGTGGAGAAAAACATCATCACCAAGGAGCTGGGTATCCTCGATGACTTTGGTGATTTGGTGACCTACTATCGCGGCGGCCGGGGCGAACACTCACTGCCGCACCTCGCATTCCAGACAGACAACGGCTTGAAGATCATCTATGTGCTGGGCTATGACAACAAGACCCGGTGGAAAAAAGCACTGGGCGGTCAGTATGGATGCCTGTACATCGATGAGATCAACATTGCAGATATCGAGTATGTGCGTGAAACTGTCATGCGCTGCGACTATCTGATGGCCACGCTGAACCCTGACGATCCCAATCTTCCGGTATACAAGGAATACATCAACTGCAGCCGTCCGCTTCCGGAATGGGAACATGAAACGCCGGCAGCTCTGCTTGCACAGTTAAATCAGCCTGCAAAGCGCGGCTGGGTCCACTGGTTCTTTTCTTTCGATCACAATCTGGGACTGACACCTATCAAGAAGCAGCAGATCATCAGCAATGTTCCCAAGGGCAGCAAGCTATACAAGAACAAGATACAGGGCCTGCGCGGTCGTGCAACAGGCTTAGTCTTTGACCTCCAGCCTAAGAACATAATCAGCAAGGATGCTCTCAAAGCCAAGATGGAGGATAAAAAGAACCCTCTGCGGTTTGCTTTGTTCACAGCAGGACTGGACACGGCCTACAGCCAGCAGTCACCGGACACCTTCGCTTTTACCTTCTGCGGCATTACCACCTGCAAGAAGCTTATTGTGCTGGACACGGTGACCTACAACAACCGGGATCTGCAAACGCCACTGACCCCCAGCGACCTGCCGCACCGGTATGAACAGTTCCTTGAGGTTAACCGGTCCCGGTGGGGTTTCTCCAAGGACAACTTCATTGATTCCGCAGATCAGGCAACGATCCTGGAGTGCCAGAAGTACAAGCGGCAGACTGGCAGCATATACAACTTCCTTGCAGCGTGGAAGAAAATGAAAATCATTGACCGCATACAGCTGCAGTCTGGCTGGATGGCGCACGGTGACTTTCTGATCCTTGATACCTGTACACCACTGCTGGAGGAACTGGACCTGTATAGCTGGAAGGAAGATAAGTACGAGCCGGAAGACGGCAACGATCACTGCATTAACAGCTGCCAGTATGCTTGGCTGCCCTTCAAGGATAAGATCGGAGGAATCAACAAATGAGAATCATGGAGAGGGTGAAAAGTATGATTCGCAACTGGCTGGAAATTCAGCCGGCAAGTGCAAAAGGCTTCACGATCCGGGAGCCGGTTAGTTTTGAAACCAATGTTATGCGGAACCGCATTTGGTACCGTGGCGATGCTTCCGAGCTGGATCAGCTGTTCAAAGCACTGGCAGAGGATACTGTGTGCAACGCTCGCTTCTGGGCAGCAGCACCGCAGGATGAAACCATCCGCAAGGCACACAGCGGCCTACCCGGTATCATCGTAGATACCTTCGTTGCACTGGTTGCAGCTGACCTTGATGATATCGACTTTGACAACGATGATCACGCCAAGGGTGAATGGGAGCGGATTGCAAAAGAAAACAAGCTTCCTGCGCTGATCAGTTCCGCAATTGCTGAAACGCTAGTCACAGGCGATGGTGCTTTTAAGCTGAACATGGATACTGATGTTTCCCCCAGTCCCATTTTGGAATACTGGGGTGCAGATAGTGTGGAGTATGTTTACAGCCACGGCCGTGTGCAGGAGATCCATTTCATTTCCCCTGTGGGAGATCGTGGCAGGATCCTGAAAGAGATCTATAAACCCGGCAGTGTTACATACAAGCTGATGCAGAACGACAAGGAGCTTCCTTTGGAAGCAGAGGAAAGCACAGCAGACCTTCAACCTGTGGAATTTGATGGCGACTTTATGTTAGCGGTACCTATGCGTTTCTGGCCATCCTCTCGATGGAGAGGGCGTGGGCAATCCATTTTTGACCGTAAAACAGACGCTTTCGATGCACATGATGAGGTGATCAGTCAGTGGATGGATGCTGTCCGGTCCGGCAGAGTGCAGAAGTACATCCCCGAAGATCTGATTCCCCGGAATGAAAATACCGGCGAACTGCGGATGCCCAACAGTTTCGGTACCACCTTTGTCAAGATTGCCAGCAGCAACAAAGAAAATGCCAACGATAAGATCGACACCACGCAACCGGAAATTCGGTATGAAGCCTTCTTGGCCAGCTATACTGCCACCCTGAATATGTGCCTGCAGGGCATTATGAGCCCAGCTACGCTCGGTATCGATGTGGGTAAGATGTCCAGCGCGGAAGCCCAGAGAGAAAAGAAGGATGTCACCGGTATTACCCGGAACGCAATCACAAGTGCCCTGGAGGAAGCTCTGCCTAAGGTAGCACAGATCACTTTGGCAGCCCAAGATATTCTCCGTGGCAATACTCCTGGTGTCTACAATGCCACTGTGACCTTCGGTGAGTATGGTGCCCCTGACTTTGATAGCCGTGTGCAAACTGTCGGCAGTGCGGCCGGCAGTGGTGTTATGAGCATTGAAGCACAGGTAGATGAACTGTGGGGATCCTCCAAGGATGATGAGTGGAAGGAACAGGAAGTTGCCCGGATTCGTTATGAACGCGGCATTACCGAGCTCCCTGAACCTGATGTCGGTACCGGAGTATGACAATTCAAGAGATTGTTGACCTCTTTGAACAGCTGGAGCTTCACCTAATCAATTCTCTCAAGCGCAATCTGATGCGGCACCGGCGACAAGAGCAGGACGAAGGCGGTAAAGACGGTGTCCCGGAAAACTGGGAAGCATGGCAATCTGCAAAGCTACGGGATGTGCGCCGATTTCGCCGCGAGAATGAAAAGATCCTCGGTGAGTATATGCCTACCATCGAGGAAGAAACCGAAAAGGTTCTGCAGGAGCAATACGCAGAAGGCGGCGCTGATAGCTTCTTTGGATCCTCGGATCCAAAATTGAAGTCGCTGATCCACGAAATGCAGAATAACGAAGTCCGGGTGAAGCAAGGGTGCCTGCGGTACATGAACGATGTGTACCGCAAGACCATTCTCCGGACTGCTACCGCTATGAATGCCGGTGGAATGAGCCTGCACAAGGCTGTGGACGAAGCTACAGAGGATTTTCTTGCACAGGGTATCCGCTGTATTCGGTACTCCAACGGCAGGCTTGTGAACATAGCTACCTATGCTGAGATGGCTCTGCGTACCTGCAACACCCGTGCAATGCTCATGGGTGAAGCGAAACAACGTGAACGGATGGGTATTGATACTGTTCTTGTCAGTCAGTATGGTGCCTGCTCCGACACTTGCCTTCCTTGGCAGGGGCGCGTGTACATTGATGATGTGTTCCAGACCTATAACGGTCCCCGCACTGGCAGCTTCGGTATCAGCCGGAACGGCAGGCAGTACATGCTGCTTTCAGTGGCCATCAAAGCTGGTCTGTTCCATCCCAACTGCCGGCACACGATCACTACATGGATCGAGGGCGTTTCTACAATGCCCAAGCCTATGGATGCAAAAGAGATCGAGCGCATTAACAAGCTGGAGAAGACCCAGCGAGCCTTGGAGCGGAAGGTCCGGAAAGCTAAGCGGCAAGCTGAGGGTCTCACAGATCCGGAAGCACAAAAAGCCGCAAATGCAAAGGTTCGTGAAGTACAGGCTGAATTGCGGGAATTTGTTAAGAAGAACGGCGATGTGCTGCGGCGGGATCCTTGGCGTGAGCGTAACGACCTTGCACGGCCAAAGAAAACTATACCGGAAGATACCAAGACAGAAATACCGAAGGTGGAAGCAGATACCAGCTCAAAGCTGTATAAGACTGCTGCAGATGCTGCACAGACTGAGAAACCTCCCGTTGAGCCTGCACCTGAGACTGCCGCATCGGCCCCGAAGGCTGCTGCGCCCATTGCTGGGGAAGATGTTTCCGCAGAATATGCAGAACGGGCAACTCCGGGTGAAGGTACCATCACGCAAGATGATGGCTATGACACCGATCGCCATACCGAAGAAACAAAAATAGCCGAATGGCTCCGCTCTAAATTTGGCGGCGACATCCGGCTGTTAAATGAATCGAAGGTTGACCACGAGAAGAGAGCTGATCTCTTGTGGAGAGGTAAGTTGTGGGATCTGAAGACCGCCAGCACAGAAAAAGCTG